TTGCCAGTCACTTCATCTGGTGTAAAACCCGCCTTGTATTCGTCTGTTGGCAAAGTTTTTCGTTTCACATTGGTGACGGACTTCTCCTTGATGGCTTCGTGGTCATAGTAGTAGCGGGGCTGCTTGGTCAACATGAAAATGTATTCGTGCGCCTTTGTGCAGCGGTCGGTCACGCTCTCTGGCATGGGATTAGGCTTGCTCCATATGATGTCCTGACGGAGATACCAACCGTCTGCCTGAAGTGCGAATGCAACTCGCCAAGGGATGCCGATCAAGTCCTTTGCCTTGATGTTGTATTCACCGCCACGGAAAGCCTTTCGATCCTCGTATCGGTCATGGTTCTTGGTGTGCAGATGCTTCTTGTCCTTGTTGTGATCCTTCTCAAGCCAAGAGTTGATGTAACAACCGTTGCTTGCATAAGAGTCGCCCAAGTTGAGCCATAGCGTCCCGTCATCACGAAGAATGCGCTTGACTTCACGGAAGACATCAACCATCTTCACAACGAAGTCTTCGGGTGACTGCTCACAGCCAATCTCTTCGGTTCCACCGTTGTAGTTTCTCAACCCAAAATACGGCGGGGATGTAATGCAAGTGTGAACGCAGCCGTCTGGCAGAGTCTTCATGCCTGTAATACAGTCGCCTGTAATGATACGATGTGTACTCATTTGAACTTGCACTCCATCATTAATCGGACAGTCCGTAGGTCAGAGGAATCATCATACTTCATTACCCCAAGCATCCCATCCTTCTGTTTTTTGCCGTGCAAATAGTTCTATTCGGGGTAAATCTCCCAACAACTCAACGATTAGAGTTCTTGTTTTATCTGGCTTTCTACTGTGTTCAAGTCTTTGACTTTCAATATAAGACCGTACATTATGCTTTTTCACAAGTTTATGTGCATCCTTACCCTTTGTAGCAAGTAGACATAATTCAACTCCGCTTTTCATAGTGTATGCTCCCATAAAACAAACTTGTTCGCCTTTTTTGGTTTTCTTTGACCACACAAAACCAACAGTCTTATAGTCAAATCCCCAATCGGTAATTACTTCAATACATTTGGCTAAATGGTAATCAGTAGTCCATATAAACAAAATGGCGTTATTGTCGGCAATTTCCTTTACAGGCAATGCTTTTATTTCACTTGAACTCATTACCGAATAAGGCGGTCGCCTCATCCCTTTTACTGTTGTGCAATTTGGTTTTGCGTTACTGTCATTGTAGTAACTCCAAGGAGGGTCGGCGTAGATAATCTGATACTTCTTATTTGGAAATGGTATATGTTCCATTTTTATGTTCCATTTTTCAAATCTGTAATCACTTGAACTTGCACTCCATCATCAACTGGACCATACACGCAGTAAGATTGATTTCTGCGTCTGCCACGAACGCTGCTTTGTACTGGTAGTCACCAAGAATAAGAATTGCTTGTGGAATAGATCCACTTTCCAAGTTCTCGTACAGCCCGTCGTACACCGCACGGAACACACGGGACTGGTCGTTGTCAAGGTTCTCCACCACCCACTTGCGAACCCCACCAAAATCCTTGCCCTTCATGGACTTTACCAAACCTTTGATCTGCAAGTCCCCAATGGTTTGCAGGATGCCCACATCAATCTTGCCGCCTGCTGCGTACCGCTGCAACTCGTTCAGGGTACGGCGGAAGTCAGGGAAGTGCTTGGACACTAGTTGAGCCACCACCTTTTGGTCGTACTCCACCCCCTCGGTCTTGAGGATTTCCTCCGCTCGTTTCAGGAACTGCACCGCCATCTGCGGCTTTTCCTTTTGAGGAATCCTGAAGTCGATACAGGTGCAACGAGAGTGCAGCGGCTCAATCACCCTGTTCTTGAAGTTGCACGTGAGAATAAAGCGGCAGTTTGCTGCAAACTCCTCAATGAAACCACGGAGCGCGGGTTGCGTGGACTGGGCGTTAGAGTAGTCGAATTCGTCTAGGATGACCACCTTCTTCACGCCTTCGGTAAGACTAACCGTGGACGCAAACTGCCGTATCTTTGTGCGGAGGGTATCAATGTTACCGTCCTCCGAGCAGTTCACCATGATCCAGTCACAACCAAGGTCATTGCACAGTGCCTTGGCTACCGATGTCTTGCCTACCCCTGCTCCTCCCGACAGGAGCAGGTTCTGCGCTTCCCCGCGCTCCACCATCTGCGCGAAAGCCTCCCCCGTTTCGGTGGGGAGAATGCACTCATCAACACTCTGTGGTCGGTACTTCTCGCACCACAGACCTTTCACCGCTTCGTTCGTAGTCACGATCAAGCCTCGTAAGAGGAGTCTCCGTTCAGGGCAATCCAATACGTCAGGGGTTCATTCTTGTTCGTAAAGCAACTCACGATCTTTTGGGAAATGGCAACGCTGTAGTCCCCAGGAAGAATCTTGAGATTGTCCACATCAAAGATGAACTCAAAAGTCGCACCCGTTGAGTTGTCACCAACCTCAAGGGAGTAGAAGTTGCTTGTGGTGTCGCTCTTGTCCACCACGGCTAGTTCAATCTTGCTACCGTCCTCGGACGAGCGCACACACAGGTGCTGAACCTGAAGCACGGACGCGGCTTTCATAACTTCCGCAAAGTCCTTTGCCTTCAGGTCAAACTCAACCACCGCACTGGGCATGGTGATGCGCTTGTTTGTGGAAGTCACAAGATTTTTCGCACAGTAGTAGTACCGAACGCTAGATCCACCACTCTTCACCGTGACGAAATTCTCGTCAAAGATGAAGTCAGGATCCTTGAACAGGCTCACTGTGCCAAGAAACTTGTTCAAGTCCCAAACCGCAAACTGACGGGGGAAAGTCTCGTCCACACGGGCTTCAGCAAGAATGTTCTTCGTGGACGAAAGGGTAGTCAGCAGATTACCCTCGTTCACTAGAATTCCTGAATTGATGGTTGAGAAGTTCTTGAGAATGTCCAAGGTTCGCTTGGAAATCTTCACTCCGGGTTCACTCTTCGTCTTCATAGTCATAGTCATCACGCATATCCTTTCTTCCTGAATTTAAATCGTCCACAATATCCTTTAGGTGCTTCTTTTCCTCCGAACGACGGGCACTCTTGTGCTTTCTTTCAACACTTTTCCACGCCTTCTTTGCGCGGGTGTCAGTTTCCGATCTCCACTCTTTGTTACTCATCAGAAGTCTCCAATATCCTCCATAAGGTTGCGAAGCCCGTTCTCTATCATGTAGTTGAGAATCTTCCCGCGATTGGGAGTAAAGGGCATATTCCATTCGTGTTCAATTTTTTCAATCTGTTTGGGTGGCAGATTGAGCAAATCAATCAGCGTCTCGTTGCGGTTCCACGCAACCCGATACTTTTCCTGAACTTGTCCGTTGTCACGGATAAACTCCATGAGTTCCTTCATGCGCTTTCCGGTAAGAGGATGCTGTCGCTTGCCGTCCATGACAAAGCAATCGTCATCGGATAGAATGTTTGGAACACCGTCAGACGAGTCACCCTTGATAATGTGCTCCATCAAGAACTGCTTGGGGTTCTCCACTTCCACAAACTTCTTCTGTAGAGGCGAGTACTGTTCCACTCCAGGAAAGATGTGGAGTTGGGAGAAGTCCTTGTCTCCGCTCAAGATGAGCACCTTCTCGCTTTGGTAGTACCGCTTTGCAAGGTATGCAATGATATCGTCTGCTTCACACCCACTTACTGCAATGGTACGATACGGAAACACTTCCTTGATTTCGTCGCGCACGGTGTTGAGAATACGGTAGAACTCGTCCCACTTGCTTTGATCGTCTTTGCGGGTCTGACGACGATTGGCTTTGTATAGGGGAAAGAACTCACGCCGCCACGACTGACCTGAATCGTTGCAGATCACCAGTTCACCGTACTCACGATGAAACTTCTTGCGATAAGTTCGATAAGTGTTCAGCACTATGTGCCGCACCAAACGCTCGTCAATCTGACCAACATCTCGCTCCTGTGCAAAGATGGAGGACATAAGTACCTGCGAGTTGTCAACTAAAATCATTGCTGTACCTGTAGAATGAGGCAGTGCTTGTTGATGCGACCGTTTGCCTCGGCGGTCTTTGTTTTCACACCATTCAAATACCGAACCGCTGCGGAGAAAGTCTTGCGGCATCCACCCTCGTTCATCAAGAACTCCTGTGGCTTACGCACGGTTTTCTCAAACGACTTGCCTGTGTCCCATCCGTAAACAGTAGACCCCTTCGCGTGCAGCCCTGCCTTTGGCTCTACTGCCACGAATACGGTTACCCTGTTGTTCTTCGTGTTGAACATAATGAGTCCTTGTGCACCAATGATACTAGCAGGGGAGACAGAAGCAACTCCAAACTTGTCACTTTTGTGCATAAACTTTAGCCCACGAACTTGGTGTTCTGGTGGATTGGCTTTGCGCTTGCGTGGCTTACGAATCTGCTTTAGTAGCCCCATTCGATCCCGCACTATTTGAACAGCGGATTCAAATACTCCCACCGCTTGTTTCAGATGCTTGGGTTTGAAATATGAGTACCCTTCCACCAAATCAGCGTCCGTTTCGTCCAGTGCAGCGCGTAGATCCACCGCCGTCCGTAGCAGGCGGTCACGAATCACAGCGGCAATAGGACCAGTCATTTCGGTGTTACGCACCCACCGCGTCAAGGGTTCTTCCTTTGCCTTGCCTATAGTAATAGTGTTCACGGTGTCGTCAATCACAGGCTCCAACACCGTCAGCAGGGCGTTTGCCTTTGCCTGAATGCGTTCCTGTACATTTGGTCGCTCTGCACCCTCGGAGGGGGTAGGCGTGGCTTCTCTAGCCTCTGACAGCAGTTCCCTCGTCCACTTGTCGATCTGCTCCTGATGGGCAGGGGAGAACGGGAATCCACGGCTGTGGAGACGGCAATACGGAGCGAGTGTGCGTAGGGTAGACTTGCTGCCCCTGTGACACACCCGTGACCCGTCCTTGTCCCCTCGGGATTTCAGATATTCAGCGACCCACTCCTTTGCCTGTGACGGCTTAAAGTTTTCCCTGTACCAATACAGGCACTTGTCCAGTGCGGACTCCAGTTCTTCAGGAGATCCACCTGTGGGAAATAGGGGTTCAGACAAGAGGCGTTGGCGCGACGATTGACGAGTCATGGTGAGCATAGTTTGCTGAAGTTGTTGACCTTCTTGTATACTATCACATTGGGGAACTTGTCAAGCAGTTGGTCTGATTTATGACTGATGATGAATATGTTGTTTGACTTGCCCATGTTTTGGAGTATTTTAATCACCTCTTCGGTTCCAATACCGTCTAGGGACGAATCAAATACTTCATCAAGAATAAGCAGATTGGTGTTTGCGCTATTTTTCATTCGCGCAATGTCACGCCACGCAAGCAGCAGACTCACATCTATACGCAATTTTTCACCCTCACTAAAGTTGTCGTACGAAAACTCGTCACGGTAACGGCTCTTAATGACTTCAGTAAAGTCTTCAGTAAGGGTGAACTGGGCAAAGAAGTCCATTGTGACAAGGTACTTGTTGATGATTTTGTTCAGCGCAGGAATGTATTTACGAATAATCTTGCGCTTGATTCCGCTGTCCTTCAGGAGAATGCTTGCCACATCCATTGTGTGGGCAGACTCCACCAGTCCCTTGCGGTCGCTCTCAAGTCCAGTGTGTTGAGTTTGTAGTTCGTCTAGAGCAGCAATTTCAGAAGTGACACTCCGCTTTTCACTCTCGGTCTTTGCAATGAGTTCACCCAACCGCTTAATATACCCCTTGTACGCCGCGATTTCAGAGTCCACTCCACCCATATCGTTCTTTGCAGACTCTATCTTCTGCACCACTTCGGTGTTTTGCTTTACCACTGCCTTTGTGGAGTCAATCATTGCTGCAATCTTGTCGATGCCCTCCTGCAACTCCGTCTGTCGTGCCTGCTTCTTTCCAATCATATCGTTACGAAAGTCGTGGGCTAGTCCGCTACGGCACACAGGGCACTCCTCGTTGTTGTGATAGAACCCCTCTTCTTCCTTTGCCTTACGCATAGCCGTCTCCATGTTTTTACGCACAGACAGCATCTGCGTGAGGCTGTCCCGCTGCTTGTCTGCGGAGTCCACGCTTTGCGAAAGGGCAGCAATCTGCTCCTGTAGAGTCACCTTTTTCTCCAACAGGACTGCCAGTTCGGTCTTGTCTTCTTCCAGTTTCTTGGAATACGACCCTATCTGATCGTCTGCTTTCTTCTGAATCATGTCAACAACATTACGCTTGTTGGTAATGTTCAGGTTCAAGATTTTGAGTTCGCTCTCTATTTCTCGTACCCGATCCTTTGTTTCAAGAATCTTGCTCTTAAGGATCTCGTTCATCTTGGAGAAAACATCAATGTCCAGTAGGTTCTCCACCACGGTTCTGCGGTCAGCAGCAGACAGACGCATGAACGGCACATAGTTCGTGGACCCAAGAATCACCACTTGGCAGAAAGTTTTGTAGTTCATCTTGAGGATTTGTGTCTCCAAGATGATTTGGTAGTCCTTTACCGTTGCAGTTTGATCCACAGGTTTACCGTCCCGCTCAATGGTAAACACCTTGGGAGACAGCCCACGGCACACCTTGTACGAGTTGCCGTTCGTAGAGAATTCAATCTCAACCAAACAGTCTTTGCCGTTGATAGAGTTCACCAACTGGGGAAGATTGATGTTTCGGAATGGCTTACCGTACAGTACAAATGTCAGCGCGTCCAACATGGTGGTCTTGCCTGCGCCGTTGTCTCCACACACAAGGGTAGTGGAGTGCTT